ACTACAGCCGACCCATTACCAAAACTATAAGGCAACGTGGAAACTGAACTCCACGCATCTCCATCCCATTTATAGTGTTGCGTTGTATACCCACTATTACTACCTAAGATATGGATTTCATTGTTATATACTACTACTGCCCCCCTATTAAATGTTTGGGGTAAATCATTTAAATCAGTAACAACACCATTATCTATTACTAAATGTCTTTTCTGCGTATCGGTAGTATTGCCCCCCAAAATATGAATTGTATTATTATATACAACCATAGTTCCATAATCAATATTATCGGGAAGTTCTATTAAACTATCTAAATATACTCTACTAGCACTAGACCTAATTCCATCAATATATACTTCCGTACCACTTGTACTGCCACCACCACTTTGTTTCATTCTACTAGGATATAACATATTATATTTCCCCCACTACTAAATAAACTGTTACAATGCTTGATTGTGCTTCATATACAAGAGTTAGAGAACCACTTGATGCTGTAATTGATGAATAATCTAATCCTACCTTTGAAGTATATATGTCAAAAGTATAATTACCTGTAGTCGGTAATCCCGTAAAAGTCACAGAAGTAGAACCTGCCGAAAGTGTCTGTTGATATACATTACCCTTCTTCGCATATTCGACCCAATTTTTCCACGAATTATCCCACCATAATCTTTCAAATATCCTAGATGTATGGTTAGGCATGTAAATTTGTACTATTCCCCCATTTCCATTATCCATAACCATCAACTTTCCACATAACGACAAAGGAAGATTTGTTATATTACTTGCTATAGTATCATTGGCTATATAAAATACCCCTGCTGTTTTCATATCATTTATATTTGTCCCCGATGGAACGGATTCACCCTTTTCATTAGGGTTCTTCCCTTTTACATAGTTTTTTATAGCCGTATCTAAATTATTCCGAAATCTTTGCATAAATTCCAAATCAATTAAAGACATTGCAATTCTCCTTTGTTTTAATCAAATTATGTTTATTGTACAAGAATAACTTGCCGCACCACTCGTTAATGATACTGTTAATGTACATGTACCACGTTTTTTAATCTTATATTTCCACGAATGAGTCCAAACCTCATAAATATCGGGGTTTGAGCTTGTATATGTTATATAATTATTTAGATACACATTAAAGTCGTTGGGTTGAGCGGGTGCTGTTACTGCTTTGTAGTGACCTTCAGGCATCCATTGATTTATCCTAGAAGTTGCATACGTATAATTTATTTCTGTTATTCTTTCTTCTTGGTTATGGTAATAATTACTTACCCATATATCATACGCCATCTGTCTTTGGGATTTTACAAATACTTTTGCGCTCACCTGTTCAACTGTAAAAGTAATATAACCACTTTCATCATTCAAATAACTTGATGCAGTAATATAATTTTCGCTAATTGAATCTATTACTATAGATGCAACTGATGGTGATATTTTTAACTTGTCTTTATTTGTTGCGTTAGAAGGTAATAATTGATAAGAAATATTAAACTTGTCACCTCTTCCAACATCTATACTATCCTTATCAAAAATAATCTGTGTTACTTTTACACTTTCAACATTAATCAATGCACTATCACTAGATTTATATGCAGAAACATTGATAGTTGCAGTTCCCTCACTTACACCCGTAGCGATAACATTTGCACCATTTTTTGCAACCGTTACTACGCTAGTATTACTACTGCTCGCAATCCAACTATTTACTTCTTCTGCATTTGCAGGTAAACAAGTTACGTCAAACGTTCCTGTTTCTCCAACTTTTATTGTTTGTGACTTTGGAGATATAGAAATAGATGAAACATGAACTATCGGGTCATAGTTATACCATCTCAAACAGCATCCTTCTATCCTGTTTAATTCTTGACTATCTATGAAAGGGTCATTCCCTTTAAAAGTCTTTTTACTACCGATATTTATGTTTCCCCCTGCACGGGTAAATGACTCTAAAGCATCTTCAAAAGCGTTAAACTGACGGGGATAATAATTACTTGAATAAACCACGGGGTCACCCAAATCAAGAGTTTGCGCCTTGTCGGGATACTTTTCGTTAAGAACATCGTTAATATATAGCAGATTATTTCTAATTCTGTTATAGTCAGTAATTGTAAATTTATCTGATTTAGTCCAATTGGTTTTTGGTGTTATCCAACTACGTGCCATCTATCAATCCTCTAAAAATCCATCAAACAACGCATCACAATCTGCATCAGTAGCCATCTCGCTTGAACTCTTATCAAGTTTTTCTAATTCATCCTCAATACGGTTCATGAGGTCTGCGGTCAGATATTCCCCATCAACCCAATTATGTTTTACAAAGTCCATGTTCCCTCCTTATCCTATACGCTCACCTATTCTTACTCTGCCTACAATAGCTCTTGAAATTACAGAATCGGTCTGATACCAAGTCCTGCGTCCTTTTAATTTACAAGAAAAATTCATACCTGTACTTGTTACTATACTTTCTTCTTCTATTCTTATTTCATTTAAAGCAACAAAATGATTTTCAAGATAGATACAATCATCAGCATCAATAATAGGGTCACCTCTGTATGTAAGGTCGTACTCTATATCATCACTATAGTAATTCTTCAACCATTGAAGTTGCGCTCTTGCCATAGCCTGTGTGCTAATCAGAGGATTTGTAGCTTCTTTGTCCGCACCCTTTTCATGAACCTTTTCAGTTACAATATTGTCGGTCTTAGAAAATGGCTTCGCATATACGATAATAGTCTGTTCTACATCAGAAGTAACAACAAGATAATAAGCACCGCTTTCTTTTATAGTTCCTGCGGACACTTTATAATCATAATAAGGTGAAGTGAGAACTATAGTATTATCACCCACTACAGCATCTATAGACGCTACACTTGAACCATACTCACTCGTTCCCGTAGTAACATCTACAGTATCACCACCATCTGAATTTTCAGTAGTATTAATCCTCACATAACTACTCTTGCTAGTTCCTTCTTCCGTATGTTCACGCTCATACGCATACAAGTGAACCTTTAAATCCTTTACTTTTTCCAATGAGGATGCCACAGGAGTAAATTTAAGCTCATGATAAGTAAGTTCATAATCCACATATCCATTAAGCTCAATATTGTTTAAATGGATTCTTTGATTAGGTTCTGCGCCATTAAAGACTATTCTTAACCCATCAATCACCCCATCATACTCATAAACACTTGATAGAGTAAGTGCTGTCTTAGTTACAGAATCTACCTCGTTTCCATTTAAATAAGCTGAGATAGTAAGAGATGTTGGTAATACAACCCCGAAATGCAAAAACAACTTTTTCATGTGATATTCAGATTTAAAGCTAACATCTATTCTAGGGTTGTTCGTAAATACTCCGCTTGAATTTGCTAATTGAGATGAAACAAAACCTACAGAGCGATAAGCACCATTTTCGGGAAGGAATAACAAAGACCCATCTGCTAATGCATAATCCTTTTCCGCATCAGCGTAGTTATTCGCTGAATTATCATCAAATAGCGTTGATGGTGTAGAATATCCCGTAGCTCCTGTAAATGTAGTTTCCAACACAAAACTAGGTCTGTTTGCACTCAATATGCATATATTCCCGTCCCTATCCTCGAATAATGTACATCTACAAGCATTGGCTATCATCTGCAATGCTTCTTTATGGCTACAGACAGGAATAGGATTACGAATCAGTTCGCTTTTTAAAGTTTCATCCAATTTATAATTCTCAATTCCTGCATCAGCAAAAACATCCTCGGCTAATGAATAGGCTGAAATACCATTTTCATAATACTTTCCCTTATAGTATTGTTCTTCCATATAATCAAGATAACCAACACAAGAAAACTGTGCTTGGCTATCATCACTAGACCATGTTTGAAGAAGAACTTTTCCACCCTTTATTTTATAAATAGAGCCATCAGAAAGTTTTCTGCCATACTCGTATATAACTTCCTGTTTTTCCTGTAAATAATCTGCATATCCATAAGGATTGTCTTTATTGAACAAATGTGCCCTATTATTGATAGTGAATGAAAACCGCTTCATAGGAACATCATTAGAAATATGGCTTACAGAATTATTCCTAGATGTATTAAGAAGCTGTTTATTACTAAACTGTAATCCTATGCCAAACTGAATTGATTTAAGACTCAACTTACCACTATTCGGAGTAATCTTAAGATAATGGCAGTTAGTATAACCTTCATCAAAACGGCAATCCGTTTCACCACCTGTCATAAAAGTTTCGGTCTTAGCTCCATTGGTTACAGTAATACTATTGGGAACAGACGAGCCAAAAGATATCGTCAATCCTGCAATATTAAGCTCATAGAAATCCCCAAAAGTAAAAGTGATACTTCCGTCATTTTCTGTTGATGTTACAGATGTTGATGTAGCAGTATCATCATACAGATGGGTTTCACTTCCGCTAAAAGAAGAAGTGATTTTAGCACTTCTCTGAGCATCATTATTTATCAACCCAACATAAACATATACAGATGATTCTCCCCTCAACGGGAATTTCATTTCCTCTTTATATTGCGCACTTGCATATTGCATGATTTACCTCTTAGTCATTTATTATGCCTACGTCAATCAGATTCATCTTGCATGACCTGTAGAACATAAAATCACCACTTGCGTTAATGTAATATGGTTCACACGACCTATCACCACAGTACATTAAATGCGTACAATAGCCACCATTTACAGCATCGGGAAAAGTAACGTGAAACTTAAATCCACTTACAAGGCGTAAAATAGCAGACCATTGTGCCTTAGTCAGCCATACCCATTCAAGATTATCCAATTTATAAATATCCCTGCCGACTCTTTCTCCAACCATTTCTCCTAAAGCATTACGTCCATCATCTACGTTAGTCGAAATAGTTTCTGACATACCCCTTTTAGGGACAGGAATACTCGTTCCATTAATTGTTATTAGTGCCATCTTTATTTACCTCATAGAAAAAGAGCCGACTTCACAACGAAATCGGCTCTTTGGCTCTACCACTATTCTAACGTGGTTTACCTAATTATTCAACGAACTTGTTACCCAAGCCCCTTTGTCCTCTGTTATTGGCTTCTGCAATCTGTCTGTCGCCAATCTGTACATTGAGGTCTTTTCTATCAATCGTATTGCTTAATGATTCTGTTTGACTCTGAATAGCGTTTACAACCCTATCATTTGCCATTGACACACCATTTGCTACAGCAGTTACGATTTGGTCGTTGTTTGCTACGGCGGTCTTATTTCCGAATGAACCTACGTATTCGGGAGTTCCGTTCTCACGGGCTACGAACATCTCACCTGCATTTGGCATACCACCCATCTGATATCCTTTTACAAGGAAACGATTGTTATACCAATAATCAAACGCATCTCTTAGTCCACTTGCATTGGTATCAGCCCAATACCGCTCCAGACCTCCGCCTATCGACATAGACTTCAATTCACCGTTTATATTTTTGTTTAATTCTTCTACTTGTCTAGCTCGGTATTCTTCTCTTTGGTCTTTCTGAAAAGATACACTTGTATTTCCGATTCCTATTGATACAGAGTGTCCCGCATCAATATTAGCTTTTGTGGATGGCAATAATCCTATACCCGACAAAGACGGCGTTACACCATACCTACTCTTAATTGTTTCAATAATTGAATTAGCCGTATTTGCGTCTAACGCTTCTTTCTTTCCGCTATAAGGGATTCCCGAACCATCAGACATTTTAGCACCATCTTTTTTAAGATTTTTTGCTAATAGTCCACTACCTAAAGCGCCACCAAGAATCCTCTTTCCTTCTTCTGTACTTACTAACGATTCAATAGATTGTCCATTATAATAGATGTTCTTTAATGGATTGTTTTCTTGTTCATCAACAATCTTGTCAAATGTCTGCGCTAAATCCTTGTAATAATCTTTTTTAGCACCTTCTGCCCTTCCGTCATTTATTGCTAATTTCTGATTATTCAATAGATTTTCTATTGCATCTTTTTGAGCTTTTACAGAGTAAGGACTATTTACAACCTTATCACGGATTCTCTTGATTTCTCGATAATTTTCATTA